AAGGTCGACGGCGTAGCGCGGGCGGAAGTCATCGCACAGTCCAGCAGCGTCCGGTGGATCAGCCACGGCCAGCACGCGCGCAAAGCGCGGCAGGTGATAGGCACCGGCCAACTCCGGGAAGCGCCGTTCGACGATGCGGGTTACGGCTTCTTCCACTTGAGCACCATGTGCGGGCCGGTCAGCGTTATGGCGGTGACGCGCTGGCCTTGGTTGATCATCGCGCCGGGACGCAGGCCGGGTAGGGCGGCAATCTCGGCACTTTGGTTGTTCTGGTAACTGTCGAACAGTTCGACGGGCAGTTGCAGCGCAGGGCGTTCACCCCAATAGCTGTCGGCCCAACTGCCGACATATACCTCGCCATCGCCCTGTTGATGCCAGACGAAATCGGGAATGTTGAATACCTGGGCCAGACTGTCCATCGCCTGGACGCCGCCGGCCAGCGAGTAAAAATAGGGCGTCCGGACTCTGGCGTAGGGAGCGTCCGGCACTCGAAAACGCAGACCTGTGAGGCGGCTGGCCTCGATCAGTACGGCGCGCAAGTCGACATGACGCAACGCCATGGGCAGCGGGTAGTCGAGAACAGCGCCAATCTCACGGCAGAACAGCACCTGCTCCTGGCTGTTGGCGGTGGTGCACTGGTCTACGAAGCCGACAAACAGCCGATGCAGCGGCCCTTCGTTGTAGCCAAGGTCGAGCGTCACCAGCCCGCGCTGGTGTGTGGGGGATTTGATTGTGAGGCTGGCCCGGCCAGGCGTGTGTAACGCCAGCCGCACGTCATCGCGCACCAGATCGAAGGGCTGACCATTGATCCGCACGACTTTGTGCAGCCTCATCGGGTGGGCCCCACGTACTCGTCCACGCGTTTCAAAATCCGCTCAAAACCGTTCAGTTCCGGCTCGTCGGATTCCCCTGATGGCGACGTCACGCTCTCGCCGGTACCGCCTTGCTGATGCACGCTGTTGTCCGGGCGACGCGTCTCTACCCGCTCGGGGTTCGACCGCTTTTCCGTCAAGGTGAATTGCACTCGCCAGGCCGCAAGACTGTCGTCCTCCCGCGCGGTGATGGTGTCGCTGAATATCACCTGGCGCACACCAAAAGCCTCGGCGGTATCGTTGACGATGCGGTAGGTCTTGAGCTGTCCGCCGGCAGCGGTGGCTTCGGCCAGGCGCATGAGGTCCACCAGGTGCTGCTGATCGCGGTAGGGAATCAATAACGAAACCGTCAGCGCCTTGGGTTTGAACCCCTTGTGGGCACTGTCGGTGTTGCTGGTCTGCCCTGACAGATCTCCGCTTTCGATTCGCAGGTTGGCCGTCACCTTAAGCGACTTGCCATTGACCTTCTGACCATCGAGCAGCAGCGTCACAGGCCCACCAGTTCCTGCACAAAGCGCAGGCCCTCATTCGGCCCGACCAGAAGCAAGCCCGCGCACAGTACCCATTCATGGCCGGGTGCGGACCCAGCCAGTAACTGTCGGCGCAGTTCATTGCCGTTCCCGGGGCCGATCAGTCGCGCGACGGTCGTCGTGTCGGGTGTCGGGTTGGCCAACTGATCCTGCAGATCTTTCAATTGCTGATCTCGTGCGTCGGCCTGCTTTGCCTTGCGCGCGGCGAGGGCGGATAAATCTTCCAGCGGCGAGCTGTCGGTTGTGTAGCTTTCCAGTGCAGCCAATTGCCCAGATAGCAAGCGCTTGGCTGCCTGGGTGACGGTGCAGCGCTCCAACGGCAAGGTGCCCCAGGTGGGCAGGGCAGGGGCACTGGGCAACTCCCACTTTTCGGATTCAAGGCGCGACAAATACCGTGCGCGCTTTTCGGCGCGTTGCAGCTCGGGTACTGGCATCAAGATGCTGAAGCGTGAAAGTGCCTCCGCCAACTGGTCGTGGCGCGTGGACAAGAACATCAGCGCCAACGCATGCCCGCCGGGGGTGTCCAACAGCTTATCGGCGAGCATCCGTAATAGATTGGGCCCAGATAGAAAACGCTGATACCCCTGCCCCTGCCCAACGCCACTTTGGAACGGTGTAATCACCATGCACGCAGGCGCCTGCCCCAACTGTCCAGCCATGGCCGCGCGTCCGGCATTGATGGCGGCTTTTGCAGCAGGCCCCACAGGCCCAGGTGTGGTGGTGGCCAGTCCATCCAGTTCAGCCAGTCGCTTGGCAGTACCCAATAACTCTGTCCCGGCGAGGTCTTTGGCCGGCCCCAGGTCACCCATCCACTGTGTCGCTTGAGCAGGCCAGCGCATGGCCACAGGAGCCCAAGTCATTCAGGCGCATCCCATTCGATGGCTCGCATGGCGGCGAGATCCCTTAACGTGAGGGTTTTTAATAACTCGCTTTTGAGGTGGTCGGCCTTCTGTAGCGCGGTTTGCTTATGCTTCAACAGGTGCAGGCCCACGACGTGCAACTGATCGGCCGAATGTTCGCGGTACGTCTTTTGTGCATCGGTGCTGTAGCAAGAATAGGGCGCATCCAACCCACTCAAAATCAGCCCCGTCAGGTTCAACTGATCTTCCAAAGCGCTGTCGTAGCGAAAGGGGGCCCCCAGGGCATCAGACATAAAACCGCCCTCGACCACACGGGCGCAGGTGCTGTTGATCATCTCCAGTTTTTGCGCATGCAGCCGTGCCAGCACGGTTTCCAGGTCATCCACCCAGCGGCCGTTTTTCCATACTTGCCCAGGTTGTGGGCGTAGCACGGTATAGCCGTTAGGGATCGGACCGACGCCGGTCAGTGTCATCGGTTCGAGGGTGCTGGTGCTGTAAACGATCAACCCGTCGAAGTAGTCTAGCAACTGCCAGCGCTTGCCATTCCAGCTCTGGATCTTGCCTTCGGGTGCCTCAGGGGGCGCCACCTCGACGCAACCGCCTGGAATTAGGAACACTCCGGGCTCCAGGGGGGACTCGTAAGCAGTGGCGGGACCGACATAAAGCCCCAGATGATTGGTTTGATAGACGGTTTTTGACGACATATCGGGCCTTTAGTATTTGATGCAGACCAGCAGCGCTTGGTTGATAGGGCGCGTTTCATTGCCCCCGTTGGCATCGACCGTGATGGTATGGATATGCTCGCCACCCTCTGTGATATCGAGCTTATGGGTGTGGCCGGCAACGGCTTCGATGGTGACTGAGTGAGCGTGATCGCCCGCCGCCGTAATTCGGTGGTCGGCCTGCCACCCGACTGTGTTCCAGTGCATGGCGGCCCCGATGCCGGGGTTATCCGAGTTAGTCGGGGTGTTGATGTAATTGAATTTGTGGCTGTGGTTACCCGCCTGGCCCGTGGCGCCGGAATGGGTGTGATCACCGCCGACCTGGGTATTGCCGGTATGCGCATGAGAGCCTGCGGCGGATGATGAGGCGGTGTGTGTATGAGACTGGTTTTGTCCTTGTTGCAAGTTGCCGAGCTCCCGTCCGGAGTCGATTCCGCGCCCGTTATCCAACCCACGAATAAACACACCTCGGCTGTCACCAATGTTGAAGGTGGTTACTCCGTCTCCGGCGCCGTACCGGGTGCCAATGACTTCGAATAACTTGGCGTAGGCTGTGCGAGAGACGTTCGCCCCATTGCGCTCCAGCCAACCGGGCGGGGCAGTGGTCATATCGAAACTGGCAACCATGCCCACCAAGGCATCGCTGATTTGTTGATTGAGTTTGTTCAGTGCTGCTGTCGAGGCGAGGATATCGCTGCTGTTGCTGTCAGGGTCGTCACTGATTGCATTGGGCAGCTTGCCCAGGCCCACATCCTCTTTGGTCGTGGCTCGCGCGCGTAGTTCTTCGTAGTCGCCGTTGCGAAACGCCAATTGCCGCACCAGAGGCCCGCTGATCGGCTCAATGTCCCGCAGATCAACCACAGATGCTGAGTCAGGTAGGTGTGCCAGGGGAATCAGGTAATGCCGTATACCCGCGATATCTCTATAGTCGGTAAGATTCTCTCCCCAAGCCACAGACCATTGGACCCCCACGCTGTTTTCCTGACGCACCAGGGCGACGTCCATAAAAGCCTGCGTCGGCAGTTCAGGCGGTGCGGTGTTCAAAGCGTCGGCCTGTTCGATACGCAAGCCTTCGACGTAAACCAGCCCCGGCTTGAGCTGATAAACCTCCTCGACCTTCACCAACTCCAAGCTATCACCAAAGAAACACGCCCTCCCAAACACATCCCGATTCGCCAG